ATGGTCACTACGCGCAGCGATTTGGCGCTGCTGTTGCCGCTGTTCATGGCCCTGACGCAGCCGCGCGGCGCCTTCGATGCCGAGGCCTACGTCGACGAGTACGCCCTCTGGCATTGTTTTCGCACGGTCGAGTGATGTACGCTTGCGCCATGAAGCCGCCTGTCCTGCCTGCCCCCGAGCTGCTGCGCGCCGCCTTGCGCGCGGGCATCACGGTCGGCTGGGCCGGCACGGGCGAGGCCTACGCAGAGGTCACTGACTCGGGCGACCCCGGGCAGCGCGCGATTTTCGCGGCGCTGATGGCCAACGCCTACGCCCCCGATATCATGTACGGCTGCTACTACGCCGGCGACTACACGAGGCTGCAATGACCCCCCTCTGCACCGACTGCGCCCACAGCTGGCGCAACAGCGACGGCATCCTGATGTGCGGGCGCCCGACTACAACGCCGGGGCCGCGTTACTGCTACGCCGAACGCTTCGGCCCACCGCAGGCCGACCGGGAAATCTGCGGGCCCCGTGCCCAGTATTTTGAGGCCAAGCCGTGACCAGCGACCAGATCCGGCAGTCGCACTACGACCACTGGCACCTGCGCGAGGAGATCACCAAGCGCGTGCAGGCCAACACGCCCTCGCGCACTCGCCGTAAGCGGGTATGAACCTAGCCGACCTCAACCCGTTCGAGACGCTGCGCGAGATCGAGCGCGTCGAGTGCGAGGCGTCGCTCTATGAGTTCGTGCAGAGGGCTTGGAAGTACGTCGACCCGTCGCCGTTTACACACGGGTGGCCGCTTGAGGCGATGTGCGAGCACCTCGAAGCGGTCGTCGATGGCGATATCCGCAAGCTGCTGATCAACATTCCACCGCGGTGTGGCAAGTCGAGCATCGTCAGCGTCTGCTTCCCGGCGTGGGTCTGGACGCAGCGCGAGATCTCGCCGACCAGCGGGCCGCAGGTGCCGCTGCTGCACGCCTCCTACGCGATGTCGCTCGCGATGCGCGACAGCGTGAAGACGCGCCGCCTGATCGAGAGCCCGTGGTACCAGCGCCTGTGGGGCCATCGCTTCCAGCTCACGGGCGACCAGAACACGAAGGGCCGCTTCCAGAACAACCAACGCGGCGAGCGCCTGATCACGGCCGTCGACGCGCGCGTGACAGGTGAGGGCGGTAACATCATTGTCGTAGACGACCCGAACGCCGCCAACGAGGCCCTCTCCGAGGCGCTTATCGAGACGACGAAGGAGTGGTGGGACGGCACGATGTCGACCCGCCTCAATGATGCGCGCACCGGCGCCTACATCGTCATCCAGCAGCGTCTGGGCGAGGAGGACCTCACGGGCCACATCCTCGACACCGACGAGGGCTGGACGCATCTCATGCTGCCCATGGAGTTCGAGCCCGAGCGCAGTGTCGTGACCAGCATCGGCTGGGAAGACCCCCGCACCGAGGAGGGCGAGCTGCTGTGGCCCGAACGCTTCGCCGAGGAGCAGGTCGAGGTGCTGAAGAAGCGGCTGGGCCCGTGGAAGGCCGCCGGCCAGCTGCAGCAGCGCCCCGAGCCGAAGGGCGGCGGCATCATCAAGCGCGACTGGTGGCAGCTGCACGACGCGCCGCACTTCCCGCAGTTCGATTACGTTCTGGCCTCGCTCGACACGGCATTCACGACCAAGCAGGAGAACGACTTCAGCGCGCTGACCGTGTGGGGCATCTTCACGAGCGACACCGTCGCGCAGCCCTCGAAGCAGGTCATCCGCGGCGAGCGCCTCGTCAACGTCGACCCGCGCGAGTACGGCAATCAGGCGCCCAAGGTCATGCTGATGAACGCGTGGCAGGAGCGGCTTGAGCTGCACGACCTCGTCATGCGCGTCCAGAAGTCGTGCAAGGAGATGAAGGTCGACCGGCTTCTGATTGAAGATCGCGCGGCGGGACATAGCGTGGCGCAAGAGTTGCGCCGCCTCTTTGGCCACGAGGACTTCGCCGTGCAGCTTGTTAATCCCGGCGCAATCGATAAAGTTTCACGTGTTTACGCAATTCAGCACATTTTTGCCGAGGGTATGGTCTTTGCGCCTAACCGGCAGTGGGCAGAGATGACGATCACGCAATGCGCTGCATTCCCCCGCGTAAAATTCGACGATATCGTCGACACAACCGCGCAGGCTCTGACCTATATGCGTCGCGCGGGGCTGCTAACTAGGAGCGCAGAACACATCGCTGACGTTGGAGAAAGCCTCAAGCACCGCGGCGCGCCGCCCGCAAATTTGTACGGGATTTAGATATGCGACCAACTTCGGCGTACTTTAATCGCGCTCACCGTCGCTCTTTTGATGCCGTATGTTTCGGCGATTTCTCGTTGGAGGCGTGTGTCGGCGCGAATAGCGCGGACTTGATCGTCGGTCAGCCGCGCGAGATTGCTGGCTTCGCCATACACTCCCCGATGGCGTTCTCTCATGTGCCGCATGTTCTCTTCATGGGTGCCGCGTACGAGGTGCAAAGGGTTACAGCACGCAGGCGTGTCGCATAAGTGCAGAGTGAACTCACCTTTACGCAAAGGACCGACGTAACGCTGGTAGGCGACGCGATGCGCTTTGTGGCTGCGTTTGTCGATGGTGCAGCGACCGTAGCCGTAGGAGTTCTTGGTTGCCGTCCACAGCCAGCAGCCGCAGGCACCGCGAGACTTGTCAAGCTTTGCGTCAAAACGCAGTATCTGTTCAGGCGTCAACATGTTTCCACCATGGTGATTGCTAGGTCGTCGGGGCGCGTCAACGCTCCGGCGGCCGCACCATACCACGCAGCAAATCACAGTCGAACCCAGTTCGACTGTTGACAGTCTGTCAGTAGTATGAGCCGCACACAGTGTGGTATTCTCATTCTCCGCGAGGTTTTTGCATGGCGCTAGTGCCCGGTCTGAGCCCTTCCATTCGGCTAGTAAAACCTGAACCCGACGCGATGCCGCCGGGTGAGGATATCGTCGTGGAGGACGCGCCCGAGGGCGCCGACGTCGAGCACCTCGACGACAAGGGCAACGTCATCCAGATCGAGCACGACGACGGCTCCATCACGATCAGCCTCGACGGCAAGCCGGTCGAGGAGAGCGCCGACGAAGACAACGCCGAGTGGTTCGGCAACATCGTCGACAAGATCGACGAGGGCGAGCTGTCACGCATCGCCGACGAGCTGATCCGTGGCATCGGCGACGACAACGACAGCCGCAAGGACTGGATCGAGGACCGCGCGCAAGGCATCAAGCTGCTGGGCCTGAAGATCGAAGTGCCGGGCATCGGCGGCTCCGCCGAGGGCGCGCCTGTTGAGGGCATGAACCGCGTCCGACACCCGCTGCTGCTCGAAGCCGTGCTGCGCTTTCAGGCGAACGCGCGCTCCGAAATGCTGCCGACCGACGGCCCGGTCAAGATCAGGATCGACGACAACAACGGCACGCACCAGACCAACCAGATGGCTGATGCGCTGGAGAAGGATCTCAACCACTACCTGACGGCTATCGCGACCGAGTACTACCCCGACACCGACCGCATGCTGCTGATGCTCGGCTTCGGCGGCCTCTCGTTCAAGAAGGTGTATTTCTGCCCGCTGCGCAACCGGCCAGTCAGCGAGTCGATTGACGCCGAGGACCTGATCGTCAACGCGGCCGCGACCGACATACGCAGCGCCAAGCGCGCGACGCATCGCGTCATGATGCGGCCCTCGACGGTGAAGCGCCTGCAAATCCTCGGCGTCTATCGCGATGTGCAGCTCTCGACGCCGCTGCCGCAGGATCTCGACAGCGCGCAGCGCGAGAAGAAGGCGCAGCAGGGCGTCGAGCCTGAGGCGCTGAACCCGGAGGACCGCGACCGCGAGATCTTCGAGTGCTACTGCGAGCTGAACATCAAGGGCTTCGAGCACAAATGGAAGGGCAAGGAGAGCGGCCTCGAAATCCCGTGGCGCGTGACCATCGACGTCAGCTCGAAGCAAATCCTGTCGGTCGTCCGCAACTACGACGAGGACACCGCGGAGCTGCCCGAGGCGCGGCCCGTGTTCGTCCCGTACATGTTCGTGCCGGGCTTCGGCTTCTACCCCATCGGCCTCCTGCACATCCTCGGCAACACGACCAACGCGATCACCGCGGCGTGGCGCGAGCTGCTCGACGCGGGCATGTTCGCCAACTTCCCGGGCTTCCTGTTCAGCGACGCCGGCGGCCGCCAGAACACCAACATCTTCCGCGTCCCGCCGGGCGGCGGCGCCCTCGTGAAGACGGGCGGCATGCCGCTCAATCAGGCGATCATGCCGCTCCCTTACAAGGAGCCGAGCGGCGCACTGATGACGCTCGTCGACAACATCGCCACGACCGGATCCCGGCTGGGCGGGACGAGCGAGCAGCAGGTCGGAGAGGGCCGCGCCGACGCGCCCGTGGGCACGACGCTGGCGCTGATCGAGCAAGCGCAGAAGATCCTGAACAGCGTCCACAAGCGCATGCACGCGGCGCAGGCCGAGGAGTTCCAGCTCCTCGTCAAGTGCTTCAAGGAGAACCCGAAGAGCTTCTGGCAGCGCAACCGCAAGCCGGCCTTCGCGTGGGACGAGAAGACCTTCCGCGACGCGCTTGACATGTACTCGCAGTCGCTGGTGCCGCAGGCGGACCCGAACACGGCGAGCCACACGCAGCGCATCATCAAGGTGATGGCCTTGAAGCAGCTGCAGGGCATGAGCCCGCAGCTGTACGATGCCAAGGCCGTCGACACCGCGGCCCTGCAGGCGCTGGGCTGGAACAACCCGGAGCAGTTCTTCGTGCCGCCGGCGGCCATGAACCAGCCCCCGCCCGAAGTCCTGAAGGGCATCGAGGAGATCAAGCTCAAGCACAGCGACCAGCAGATCAAGCGCGAAGCGATGCAGATGAAGGGGCAGGCCGACGCCGCGAAGCTGCAGCTCGATCAGGCCAAGCTGCAGCAGGACGGCCAGCTCGGGCAGGCCAAGCTGCAGATCGAGGCCAGCAAGCCCGCGACGGGGCTGGCGCCGCCCGAGGACAAGAGCCAAGAGCTGGCCCTGAAGGCGGCCGAGGTCGCCTCCAGCGCCAAGGACGTGCAGTTCAAGCAGGAGCGGGCGCTCAAGGAAGACGAGAACCGCGACCTTGAGCGGCAGGCGCAGCTGCAGGAGGCCAACCTGCGGCTCGTGGGCGACCTGATGAAGACGAAGGCCTCGCAGTCGCACGCGACGACCGAGCGCGAGGCGCAGCATGCGCACGAGAAGGAGATCGCGCGCATGAAGCCGAAGGCGAAGTCGGATGGCTGATCCGAAGGCCGCCCGCCGCGCGCTGATGATTGCGGGTAAGAAGGCCCGCAACGAGCTGTTGAAAAACACACCCGGCTACAACCCGAAGCGTGATACGTTCCTGCGCTTCGGCGATGTGCCAGAGGGCGAGCGCAGCAAGAACTGGATCACGGGCGGCCGGGAAAAAGGCGTCTCGGTCTATGCGCTTGACCCCAAGGGGGCAGCAGTACGCCCCGGAGGCGACACAGGCGAAGCATCTATCCGCGTGAGCGAGAGCCTCGGCAAAGGCGAGACGGTCATGGGCGAGAAGAAACCGCCGCTGCCGCGTAAACTCGTGCAAGGGCGTAAAGTCGGCGCGGGCCAAGATGAAGAGCCCCTGATCCGTGATATCACCACGTTACCCTTGGAATGGCACCAACCCCAGCGTGGCGCGAGGCCCAACTACGGCCCGCGTTTCGATCTTGAGCATGATCCACCGCCGCGTTTAGAGCGTTACGATGCTAAATTCGCTAACGGCGGCGCCGCCAAACGCGCCCTCATGATCGCGCGCGACCAGCGCGCCCTGCTGCGTCGCATCGCCAACATCTACCCGGGCCCCGGCGGGGGCATGGACCCGTCACCCGGCGGCGGCGGATACAGCGGCCCCGGTGGCGGCAAGTACATCGGCCCCTCGCGCTATGCTGACGGCGGCAAGGTCCCTTCCGAACCCGGCAAGGCACCGATCCCCAAGGGGCGCGCGCGCCGGTTCCACTACACCGACGCCAAGAACGTCCCCCACATCCTCAAGGAAGGCATTCAGCTCTCCAAGTCGACGGGGCGCCGCGTTGGTGACCCGGTTGCGGTGTGGTCTACGCCAGACAACCCTTACGAGTACAGCGTACCTAACGGCAAGGCGCTGGTTGAATTTCACGACGATCCTGCGACGTACAAGGGAAACCCTTACGCGAGCCCTCATTCGGTGCCGCCTGAGAATATCATGGCGGTGCATATGCCGTGGCACAGCCATTATCGCTACGCCCTTGAGGAAGGGTTGACCCCTGAAGACCTGCGGGGTGTTCAAGGTGAAGAGTACCGGCAGGCGGCAGATGCTCTGGAACGCACCAAGCGCGCCACCGGCGGCCGTACAGGCCACAACGGCGGGCCGGCGCTCGATGAAGTGCCTCCCTTCAAGCTCCACAGCGGCGCGGCCAAGATCATCGGCGCCAAGGGTCAGAAGAAGGCGACGCCGCAGCAGTATGCGGCAATGCCGGGCATCAAGCCCGACGAACTGAAGCACTCCAAGTTCGACACGCTGGGCTCGAAGGCCCTTCCCCGAGAGGAGGTGATCAAGCACCTTGAGGACAATGCCGTCCCGCTGCAGGAGACGGTCTACACTGGGGACGACGAGCAATCGGCGCTGCGTCGATACGGCGAAGAGAAGACCGCGCTACCCGGCGGCGAGAACTACCGCGAGGTGCTGCTGCACGCGCCTTCAAAAGACCATCCCGCGGTAGACGCCGCGCGCGCACGCCACAAGCAAGCACTTGCCGCGTTCGATGCTTCACTACTTGATCAACTCGGCGGCAATTCGCAAACGTCTCGTGCAGACCACGATCTACGCGAGCGGGAAGCTATGCAGGCTGGCGAAGAGTTGACGCAACTCAAAGCCAGACACGGCACGCAAAACTACAAATCCGGCCACTGGGACAAGCCTAACGTCCTCGCGCACGTCCGCATGTCCGACCGTAAAGGCCCGAACGGCGAGAAGATCCTCCACCTTGAGGAAGCCCAGAGCGACTGGGGCCAGCAGGGCCGCGATCAGGGGTTCAAGCAATCTCCTGAAGAGTTAGAGCGGTTGCTGGCTGAGCGCGCGAAATTACGCAACGAGGTCGACCCCGCGTCTCGCACGCCTGAACAGCACGCGCGTATTCGGGTTTTGGACGACGCCATCACTAAGGCTGATGGGCCGCCTCCCGGCCCCTACGTCGACAACACCCAGAAGTGGACCGACCTCGCGCTGAAGCGCGTCCTGCACGAAGCCGCGCACGGCGGCTACGACAAGATCGTCGTCACGCCGGGCGACGAGCAGAACAAGCGGTACGACCTGAGCAGTCAGGTCAAGAACATCACGTACTTCCCCGACATCGGCTACCTGCACGCGACGACGCACGACAACCAAGGCATCGATCACGACGACGTGAAGCCGGAAGACCTGTCGAAGCACATCGGCAAGGAAGCCGCCGACCGCATCCTGAAGCAGAACCCCCAACGCTACGAGGGCCGCGGCCGGCTGGGCGGCGAATTCTACCACGAGCTTGAGGGCGACGACCTCAAGATGGGCGGCGCGGGCATGCGCGGCTACTACGACAACATCTTGCCGAAGCGCCTGCAGGCTCTCGCGCAGCAGCACGACCCGCAGGCGAAGGTGAACCTGCACGGGGCGCACCTTAACACTCGCGGCGAATGGCCGTTCCCTATCCGCATTGCTGACGAGGGCGAAAACCGTTGGTTGATGGGCAGGTCGCCGCATGTCGACAGTAATGAAGAACAGAAATTAGGCGGCCCGTTTTCATCCGATGCGGCCGCGGATGACGCGCGGGAGCAATTCTATAAAGGTTATACCCAACCTGTTCACTCCCTCGACGTCACGCCGCAGATGCGCGACAGCATCAAGGGCAACGGCTTCAACTCATTCAAGCGCGGAGGCGAAGTGGGCGACGACCCGATCAAGGACTGGCAGTGGCGCCCCGTCGAAGACGTGCGCAACGAGCTGCAGCTCGACGAAATCCCGAGCCACGTCCACAAGTTCGGCGAATTCATGGACGAGACGGCGCGCCGCGCGGCCACGCAGGGCCTGACGCCGCGCGACTTGATCAAGGCCTACGCGATCACACGTTCCAGCATCGGCCGCGGCGCGCTGCCGGTGGCAACCGTGCGCCGCCCGAAGAACCCTGAGTACGGTTTTGACGCTCTGCCGAAAGGCTTGCAGGGGGCGCTGCGCCCCGAGGGCGCGATGGGCCACTGGCTGCACACGAAGATGGGCCAGCGGTACCTCGACGAGGCTGAAGCCGGCCGCGTCGACGAGGAGGCGGTGCGGGACGCGATCAAGTCCATGGGCGCGTTCGGCCTGCCTAACAATGCCGAGGGCAAGGCGCTGCGCTGGGCACCCAAGAACCTGCCGGGTCAGGAAGGCCGCGTATCCGAGCTGATCGCACGCGCGCACCGTGGCCAAAGCAGCCCCGAGGAATGGCGCGGCGAGATGCGGGTGCCGGGCGTTGACACGAGCAAGGCGGGCTTCTTTGCGTCAATGCTGGGCCGCGGCGACCAGCCGACGTTCGACGCGCGCCAGATTATCCTGAACACGGGGCTGTCAACCAAGAAGGCCGCGCCGTACCTGAACCCCAAGGGCGCGAAAGAGGCCGCCGTGAACCGTCTGGCCGACCGCCAGACCGAGCTGGGCCTCAAGCACGACAAGTCGATGTCGCCGTTCTACCAGCACCTCACGCATCACGCGATCTGGGACAAGACTGGCGGCGAAGAGACGACGCACGACGACCTGATGCAGGCACTGCGCGGCGCCAAGGACGGCGGCCGGCAGGGCTATGCGCACGGCGGTCGCGGGCACAACGGCGGGCCCCCACTCGATGATGCGGGGCCGAAGAAAAAGAAGGAGAAGCCTCTTTCTTTGATCGCGGGCCACCCTGTCTTACGAGGCGACCACCCTGTCGCCCAAGGCCTCCTACAGGGCCTCCCACCGGAAGCTGAACTGCAAGAGTTGCTTCGCAGCGCGGGTATTGTGCGGCCGTACAAGCAAGCGTCGCAAGACGATATCGCGCAGGCGTTGAAGATCGCGCAACGCTACGCAATGCCGCTTGGCGTAGGCAGCAAGAATGACCCTAGTGCTTACTACAACGTCAAGCAGCCGGTAGCGGCGCGCGACGTCACGACGAGAGCGACGGAAACTGAAGGCCATTTGTTGAAGCCTGAGAACCCGCTATCGTGGCAGCAGTTCGGGAATATTGGCAAAGGCGGCCATGTCATTAACTTGTCTGGCGACAGGACACGTTTTGGGACGTTGCATGAGATCAACGACAAGCCGCTAAATTGGCCTGTTAGAGTTTACGCCGGCCCCGACTACATCCGCGAGCCGAACAAGGGCATGGTATGGGCCAGCGCGTCGCCAGTTATTAAAAACATGAACAAGCTCGTACGTGACCTCTCCAAGAAGGGCCCTGTGTTCGGCATGTACTCGCCGTACGGCGGAGCCGGTGGCGACTTCGCGCACCACATGTTCGACGCGGTTATGGCGCAAGTTAACCCTGATCAGATCAGCGACGCCGCCAAGGATAAGTTTGACGATGCGGTACGCGGCGGCCACTTCATCATGGGGCAGACTGACAAGATCAAAGCCAAGCGCAGCCGTGTGGCGGAACGTATGGCGGGCTGGCCGGGTATCCGCGATCCGAAGGCGGCAAGTGAATTCGCGCGTACAAACATGACCGGTGATCAGCGCAAGGCGATTCTTGAGTACCTCGACAAGTCGTCGTGGATCGGCGAGGGCTTTCCGCATGTTGGCATGACGCGAGTAGCTGTTACCGACCCGAAGCTGTTGGGTGTGCCGGAAAATATGATCGGCGGTAATGTCGCGCGGCTGGAACCAAGCGATAAAATGCTGGAGTCAGGTCATACGACGTTTGACGCGGGGCAAGGGGGTGAATACGTCGGCACCCTGCCTTTTGCGCAACGCCACTACGCGCTGCCAGTTTCGTCCAATCACTTCTTACGGACGCCGTCAGCGGGCAAAGGCGTGTACGTCGATCCCTACTCTTTGAATGACAAGGCGCGTGAGGGCTACCGCACGCTGTACGAGCGCAACTATGTGCCAGAACCTGTGTCGCAACGGATGGTCGAAGGAGCCGAAGAAG